GGACATCCTAGAAGAACAAGTATGGGACAAACAAGTTGAAATTCTTCAGTCAGCTTTCGAGTATGACGAAACTCTAGTTTACACAGGAAACGCAGTCGGAAAGACGTTCATTGGCGGAAGATTAATACTTGCTTTCTTGCTTGCACACTCACCTCTGTATGGATATGCCGAAGGAAGCACTAAAGTGGTTGTAGTCGGGCCGAAGTTCGAGCAGATCCGCAAGCAAATTTGGGGTGAATTACAGGCGGCGTGGTATAAGTTAGGACAAAAGATACCTTTAGGCGAAGGAAAGTTACAAGCGCATGACCTTATCTTAGGCCCAGGTTGGTATGCCGGGATTTTTGCCGTTGATAAAGAGAATCCAGAGAAGATTCAGGGATACCACGCACCTAACTTCCTTGCGATTATCGAAGAAGCTACTGGAGTACCGGATGTAGTAAGAGAAGCAATCCAAGGCTGTGCTACTTCAAGCAACTCGCACATTGTTGCATTCACAAACCCAATGAGACTGTCCGGATGGATGTATGAAGCCTGCACGGATGCTAAGAATCTTGACCTTGAGTCTAAGAAGATCAGGAAGGTCATCCAGGTTTCATGCCTAGACACACCTAACTACTTGCTTAAGGAAGATATTCTTCCTGGCATCATGTCCTACAAAGTGGTGAAAAATCGGCAAATTGAGTGGGGAGTAGAATCCCCAATGTATCAAGCTAGAATTGAAGGCCGGTGGCCTACAGCTTCTGACGATGCACTTATCCCATATGAATGGGTCGAAGCAGCATGCACTGAAGACAGACTAGCCAAATGTATGAGAGATGAAGATAGGCGCGTATGCGCCATGGATATTGCAAGAGCGGGTGACGATCTAACAGTAATGATGCTGTTAGACGGTGACGTTGTTAGCAATATCAGAGCAGGAAGAACGCCAAACGTTATGAAAGCGGCTTTGATGTTTAAGGAAGCCTACTCAGATTGGGGTGGCTTTGCCGTAATAGATGAAAACGGACTAGGCGGCGGTCCATATGATAAACTTAAGTATGAGCTACACGTACCTGTTCGTGGATGGATATCACAACGCAAACCAGATGAGAATGTAAAAGAAAGATTTACTAACCTCAAAGCACAGATCGGGTGGGAGTTAAGAGAAAGATTTAGAGAAGGAACTATCGCAATAGCCAAAGGGCCACATCGCGACCAGTTGAAGAATGACCTGATTGGATATCGCGTCGAACCAGACATGAAGGGCAAAACTAAGATCATCGATCCGGACAGGTCGCCAGATTTTGGAGACGCGCTAATCATGGCTCATTGGCTACAGAAAAGAGGCGCATCCAACGACGAAGTTGTCTCTGGAAAGAAGGCAATGTCTCATAGCATAAAAAGGGTATACTAATGGCTGTCAAAAAACTAACGATACAAAAACCAAAGATGTCTATTATGGGTGTTGCTGGTTCTGATATTTCAGGCGGAGAAGTACAGCGTCCATTTATCCCTACACAACCGCTAGGAGAAGACTACAATACAAAATTTACCATTGACATGATCGATAAAATGGTCAACGGTGATGGTCAGGTCTTTGCTGTGTGGAATGCGATTAGCCTAGCCATCCAACAAGCTGACTGGGACATGGTGCCCTTCAGTGATGATAAAAAAGATAAAGAGATTGCAGAGTTTTTAGAAACAATGATTCGTCCGATGTGGCCTGACATTTTACGTCAAGCCTTGAACTGTTTATTGTATGGCTTCATGTTATTCGAACCTATTTACGAAGTTGTTGATGGGAAAGTCATCTGGTCTAGGTTAGCCCCTCGCTTACCATGGACTGTACAGGATTGGATTCCAGATGACGGCTATCTTAAAGAAGTCGTCCAATATGCATGGGATTACAAAGCTGACAAGTACAAAGAGTACAAGATACCTGGAACCAAGATTCTTAGATTCACTAACTGGCAGAATGGATATAACTTCGAAGGACAATCAATTCTACGTGGTGCTTATAAGCATTGGGACCATAAGAATACTCTCTACAATGTCCTTATCATCAGACACGAGCGATACGGAATAGGTGTACCAGTCGGAACGCTAGACTCAATGGCTACAGACGAGCAGATGAAAGCGCTTGCTGAGTCAATGAAGAATATGCGTTCGAATGAACTGGGATACTTGTTGCTTCCTAGAGGAACGGACATTGATAAAGCTATCAAGATTCTCGTTCCGGAAGGTGGAGAGGCTGGCGCTACAGGACTCATCGAAGCTATCGAACATCACAATGTTCAGATTGCACGATCAGTACTAGCTCAATTCATCAACTTAGGAGATACAAAGACAGGCGCAAGGGCCGTAGCAGAGGACATGTCTTCACTGTTCCTTATGTCTCTAGGTGCCTTTGTAAGATACATCAGCCAGGTAATCTCATTCGGAAACTTCGGAGAGAACGAAGGCCTTAAGTATCTAGTCGATGTTAACTTTGGCGAGGTTGAAGGTTATCCTGTATGGAAGTGTGAGAAGATTAAGAAAGACAACTCCTCAGCAGTTCTTGCTACGATTGCACAACTCGTACAGTCAGGCGCACTAATCCATGATGAGTCGCTAGAGAAGCATACTAGGAGACTGGTTGGCGTACCTACTGAGAATCTTGTTCCTACTGAACCGCTAGAGACTGAGGTTAATCAAGACAACAACGGTGTTCCTGATAACAAGGGCTTGCCAGCTGAAAAGCCTGCAACTCCTGAAACTCCTGCAAAGCCTGAAGACACCAAACTTGAACAGCCGCTACTCGGAGAGAATGCAATTCAACGCCTACCTTGGGAAGAAAATGTGGACTTTGCGAGAATAGAGTCAGTCCTAGACACAGCTACTTCTGAATGGAAAGTTATTTGGAGAAAGTATCTCAAGCAACAGCTTGATGCACTAGGTGATTTTGTTGGCGGAACGGTTACAGGTTCTGAAGCTAAACAATTATCGTTGCTGAAGATGCCTTTCATCGAAGAGATGTCAGGAGAATTTCTTGAGATAATGAATGATGTTTATGTAGAAGGAAGAGCGTCTGTCCGGAGAGAATTTATCAAACAGACTGACACTTCCTTAGCAGAATATCCGGATGAAGAAGAGCAAGAGGATGAAGATCGAATGATCCTCCTTGCGATAGCTGCATCGTCAGCTGCGTCTTCACTGTCAGAGATAGTCCACAGAAGCATTATAGATAGCGTAACTACAGAGATTGCATCTAAAGGTGAAGCAAGATGGGACGATGTCTCAAGACGAGCATGGTCGATCAGCGACACTCATGTAGATAAAGAGGCTCAATCCATTAACTGGGCATTTGGTTTTGGAAGAGAAGGATACGCGAATGAGTACGTGAATCTAATCTCTGTCTCATATTACAGCGCAGTACTTGACATGAACACATGTTACGTATGTTCTGACATGCACGGCAGAAGTTCTGAGGAAGGTTTCTTCACGACGCCTAACCCAGATTGCTTAGGAAATCAATACGGTTCTGGTGGCAATCCTTGCAGATGTATTACGATATGGGTACTAAGACAAGGCGTAAGCGTGTCACAGTTCATGTAAATAAGGATAAAGTAATATAGGACAAATGTCACCAAGAAGAAAGGGACAGCCTAAACAGCCGTCCCTTCTTCCCCAAATCAAAGGAGTTGATAAGGCAATCCGTCCTTATCGACACCACTATAGCACAAAACACAGAAGATGTCAAGGAGACACAATGCCTTGGGATTCAAAGAATTACCCAAATGCTTTTAAGTCTTTGGACAAAGAGGCTAGAGGGAAAGCAATTAAGCAGGCAGAGTCTATCAATCTTCAAGCCATTGAAGACGGCGCGACCGTTGAAGAAGCGGCTAGGATAGCGATAGCAGTTGCACTTAAGAACGTAGACACAAAAGCCGAAAAGCTAGTGTACGATGATGTCAAGCTTGCGAGACTAACCAGCTTACAGGAAATGAAAGAAAACTTTGACAGCGGAATACTAGGAACAAAAGTAGCGATTGACATAACCCACACTCCATCAAAAGGAGCAGCAGGATGGATTAAGGGATTGTCTATCAAACCATCGACGTCTAAGATAGGGAAGCAAGCATTGTTTGCTAACGTAGACTGGACCAACTTTGGAAAGGAACAAGTCCCTCGTTACGACTATATCTCGTCTGAATACGGTAAGACAACAGATCCGGAATCGCACAAACAAACCAAAAACGTACTAAAGGCAGCGACTTTAACTAACCGCCCCTTTGTTAGGGGCATGCGACCGGTAAGTGATAACCCGGATGAAATAGAGATATTAAGAGAAGGGGATTATACGCACCCTTTATTTGGTGAATTAAATATCATCAATGAAGACGTGGAAATTTTTACAGAGGTACAAGGAGAAACTATGGACAAATTGAAAAAGTTCCTCCAGGACGCAGGAGTAAAGTTGGAAGACACCTCGAACATTGAGGATGTAGTCCTTCAGGTCATTGAGGACCAAGGCAAAGAAGTCACAACTCTAACCGAGCAGGTTGCAACACTAACCGGCAAGGTTACGGAAATGACTACACAGCTAGAAGACAAGGAACCGGACGCAGAGACAACGATTGAGTTGTCTGAACTTAACGACAAGGTTGTTAAGCTATCCGCAGACTTCGTCGCTGAACAAGCGAAGAGTGTCGCCCTTGAAGTACAGCTGTTCGATAAAGACAGAGATGTATTCCTGTCTAGCATGGTTTCTCAAGGCAAGATGCTTCCTGCCGAAATGGACAACTTCAAGCTGCTTTATAAGGCAGATCAGGCAACTACCGTTTCAGTTCTTGAAGCGCGTAGTCCAGTAGTCAATCTAGAAGAGCTAGGTGGAGAAGGCAACACAACCCTAGAATATGAGGATCGACTACACAATGAGGCCATCAAGCTACAGGACGCTGACAGCGACCTTGGCTACATGGATGCCGTTCTAAAAGCAGAATCTAGAATAGGCAAGGAGAAATAATGGCCCTAGAATATATAATTTATTCACATACTTGGGCATCAAGCGGCGACCTTAGCGACTACATCGGCTACGCAGTACAGCTGAATGGAGACGAAGAGGTTGCACTCGCAGATGCAACAAGCGAAACATTGGGAATCCTACAGAATGGCCCTGACGCTCAAGGCGAAGAGGCAGAAGTTGGGATGATTGGCATTTCCATCGCCGTAGCAGGAGCAGCTATTACACTGTTTGATCATGTAGCTCCTGACTCTGCTGGAAAATTACAGACGACTACGACAAACCTTGATGACTTTGTTGGAATCGCAATGACTGCGGCACTTGCCGACGGCGATGAGTTTGAAGTATTCTTGCGACCGTTCGGTCAGATGTCTACATCATAAGGACGGTGAAATAAAATGCAACCTACCAAATCACAGGTACATGTTGATAAGATTCTTACCAACATCGCCGTCGCTTACAGGAACAAAAAGTACATCTATCGCGAACTTGCTCCGTTTATTCCGGTGAAGTTTGAAAGTGATAAGTACTACACTTTCCCTAAAGCCAGATGGTTTACTAACGAAGCAGCACTTCGTGCGCCTGGAACTAAGGCTCGCCTAAGTGGCTTCCCAGTATCAACTGATTCGTACAACTGCGATGAATTCGCACTTGCCACCAAGATTGCTGACCGTGTTCTAGCGAACACAGACAGCCCTCTTACTCTACGTTCTGCTAAGGCAGCATACGTAGCAGACAAGATTGAAATGGCTCGCGATATTGAATTGGCAACGCTTGTAAATGTTACTGGAACTTGGGGAACTGATAAGACTCTTGATACTACATGGGACAGCGATGCCTCTACGCCTATCGAAGACATTATCGATGCTCAAGATACCGTTGGTACAGCTACCGGAGAAGAACTTAACACCGGTGTTATGGGACGCTTGGTATGGTCGAAACTTCGACGCCACCCTGATATCCTTGACATTCTTTCATCTGTTGAGCGTTCAATTGCTACACCTCAGCTTCTAGCTGCGGCGTTCGACATTGAGCGAATCCTAATTGGTCGTTCTATCAAGAACACAGCCAATCCGGCACAAACTGCTTCAATGTCCCAGATCTGGGGTAAGCATGCGTTCTTCGCATATGTTACTCCTAGTCCCGGCATCATGACTCCAACGGCGTTGTATACGTTCATGTCTCGCGATGCAAGAGTCCGAACATGGTACGATGAGCCTGAAGAGGCAACCTATATCGAATCTGG